TGGTTTAAGTATGTTTTTATGGTGTCCCTATGGTGTCCCTATGGTGTCCCTTAGGGACACCAACAACAGTAAGTGGTCTTGTGGAGCAGCTATCAAAAGTTTTTTGGGTAGTTTCATTTACTTTGAATAATCTATATAATAGAAATTATGATAAAGAATTTGATATTCCATACAGCCAAAGAAGCTTTCAGAAGAGGCTATAGAAAATACAAAAAAGGTAAAAGAAAAACAGAAAGTGTGCCCTATGACTTGGTTAAATCTAGTATTAAGAGAAGTATTAGAAGCACTAAGTTTATGGATAAGGCTGCTTACCAACAAGCTCCAAAAACTGCAAGTTTACCAAAAGGTGGTCCCAGACCAAGATTGATTGGAAAAGCTTATGCTAGTGATAAAAGAGGTAAAGGTTTACAGATACCTATGATATCTGCTAAAGAAAGAAAGTTGGTACAAGAAGGTATTTCTGATAGTGTTAGAAAGTTTATGAAAGATAAAATTGGTAGAAAAGCAAAAGGTGGAGATATAAAGGTTTTAAGTTCAATTGCTAAAAAATTAAGCAAAGCTTCAAAAGCTCATGCTGGTCAATCAAAAAAAATAAAAAGGATGGTAAAAAATTATGTATAAAAAAATGTTTAGAGGTGGTTTGTTAACTACTGGTATCAAAGAAGGATATAAAAAATTTTTAAAATTATCTGGAAAAAAAACAAAAGATTTCCAGAAGGAAGCACCATTAAAATCTAGATCTTCTGCTAAAGAAGATATGGCAAGAGGTGTACAATTACATACTAAAAGTCCCGAGGATAAGAAAAAATTACAAAAATATATTAGAAATATAAGATAGTATGAAACGTAACGAGTTAAAAACCGTACACGAGTTAACTCCGAAACAAAGAATGTTTGTGGAGATATTAGTACAAGAGCATGGCAATATTACTCAACACGAAGCTTACAAAAGAGCAGGCTATGAAGCTGCTAATGAAAACACAGCTAAGTCATGTGCATCGCAGTTGTTAAGTAGAAAGTTAAATCCCCATGTTGCTAAATATTATGATCAAAGATTTGAACAAGAAGTTAAAAAATATGAAAGTGACAACCTTAGAAGATTCAAAAGGTTAGAAAGAATTGCTGACAAAGCTGAAAAAGAAAAACAATATGCAGCAGCTATCAATGCAGAATATAGATCAGGACAATTAGCTGGCGCTTATGTAGATCGTAGAGAAGTTAGAGTCAGTGGTTTGGAGGGTATGTCACGTGAGGAACTTGAAAAGAAATTGGAAGAGCTATCCGCAAAAATCGATGGATACAATGCCAAAACAATTGAAGCTCCAGACTCTGAACAAACTTAGTTGGTCTGAATATATAAAATTGTTTAACGCAAAACATAATCCAATGTTGACATCAGTTGGATCAGTAGAGGTAAAGGTTGATGAGAAAAAAGATTAGCGTTCCTAAAAAAATAAATTCTGAGATAGATAAGTATCCTATGGTTTCTGTAGAATGGTTTGACATCGTGTCGGACAGCTCCTGGACAAGCTTTGATGCTTTGAAGAAATCAAATTTAGCTACTTGCATCACCAAAGGTCATCTGTTAAGCCAGTCTAAAGGTGTCACTAGATTGTTTGGAGATTACTCATTTGCAGACAATGGTAAGGACATTGAAGCTATTGGTAATACCACGATAATTCCTAATTCAGTAATCAAAGAAATAAAAAAGTTAGGTTGATAAATGTCAGATAAAAACAAAGAAAGTTTATTATGGCAAAAGGTTAAAAAGGGTTTAACTGATTGCTTTTTAACACGCATAGAATCTAGCACAATCAATGGAATTCCTGATATTCATGGAGTTAGTAAGTTTGGTGTTTTTTGGATCGAATTAAAATCAGACGATTCTAATTACCCTAAACTAAATAAGTGGCAAGTGGTTTGGATAAACCGTTATGTTAAAGCTGGTGGAGTAGTATTTATACTCCATGAGAACTTAGCTAAGACCCTCTCGAAGAGATGTCTTAAACTGTACAGACCGGTGTCCGTGTTTACCGATCCTCGTTCACTTAAACCTCGTTCCTCGTTCTCGTTCCCGTATCACTGGCCAACGGTCCAGCAACAGCTGGTGAAAGAGCTGGTGCAGCCCGAAGCAGAGGAGCAGGAGCTCGTTCTCGTTTCCCGGCCATGTTAGTTTTTTTACCTCTTAGTTAGCATGGCCCGGTAACGGGATCAGGAGCTCTCGTTCTCGTTTCATTAGCAAACCTCGTTTCTCGTTTGAAAATAAAAGCTACGCCCCCGCTGGTGAAGCTCAGGGGGTGCATCAGAAGGCGAATGGGAAAATTTTGTCTTTACAGCAGGAAAGAAATGTGTAGTGTCGGTTATGGAAAAGGAGTAATGATATGGCAATAGATTTTGACGCTTTGGATCTCGTTAGGAGTGAGAACAGGTCTCGTTTACACAACAAGCAACTAAAGGAGCTCGAGCAGCGTAACCATTCCCTGCTGGCGCTAGCAGAAGCTATGGTACAAGAACTACCAAATGAGAAGAAATGGTCGTTTGAAGAAAGATTAAAAAAAATAAAAAATTCCTCTTGACATGTATCCCATCATGTCTTATCTATAAGCCTGGCCACGTCAGGAGGTAACCTAACGGTGTAAACTTCGGTGGCCGCTAATCATTAACCTAGGAGAAAATATATGACAAAAGAAAAACAACGAAGAGCTCGTCCTGAGCAGGACCGGCCAGAGGCTGGCAAAGTGTACGCGTTAACCGGAGGACCAGGAGCTCGTTGCGTAGCGAATGGTTTCAGCTGGAAGGACAGTGCTGTGGATGAGCAGGAGCTGCAGACTCAGTCCTCGCTGGAGAAGCTCAAATGATCTATCTTGCTTTATTGTTTTTAATGCCCAGCACCATCGCGGTGCTGGTTGGACTCATGATCCTCTCGCTCGTAGGAGTATGGTGATGTCACCTCGTTCTCGTTTAGGAAAGGATCTACGCGCTGGTGAAGGTAGAAGAAGCATCAGGAGTCAGGCGAGAAGCTGTGGCAGGACAAATGATTTGGTTTGCAGTTTAGAATGATTCTTAAAAACATTCTAAAAGATAATTTAAAAAACTTCTTTACATAAAGTCATGAGATATGATAAGAGAGAGAACAAACTAACCAAAAGGAGAAAGATATGGGACTAGATCAACAAGCTCACTTACGAGGGCAAGAAATCGATTGGGACAAATATTATTCTGACGATAACTATGCCGAAGAAAATAAAGTTTTTGTGTGGAGAAAACACGCAAGACTTCAACAGTTCATGGCTCAACAATGGGACGAACAAAACCAACACCATGAGCATAAAGGAACACTCGCACATCTAGGCTTTAATGGAGATTGTGATGCACCTGTGTACATGACTAAAGAGGTCGTTGAGGAACTCGCTAAACAGATAGAAAAAGATTACGCTGACTATCCTGCAACAGATGGGTTCTTTTGGGGGCAACAGTTCCAAGAGGAAAGCGTCAAGGAGTATAAAGAGCAAGACATTAAATTTTTAAAATTTTGCCAACAAGCGATTGATGAGGAAAAGGTCGTAGAATATTGGTGTAGTTGGTAATGGCTAGGAAAAAGAAAAACGAGGCGACAGTTGTCGCCTCGCCTCGTTCTCGTAAAGGTCAAGCCGAAGAGAATAAGATTAAAGAACAGCTAACGGCAGAGCTACCCGAATGGGCGAGGGATTTACCCGAATATATAACCATTAGAAATTATACGATTAATTAAATGTTAATTCCTTTATTGCTAGACCTAATAAACTTAATTAAAAAAAAGATAAATAACTTCTTGCATAAGATTTCATAAGATATATAAAGATAGGGCAAACATAAGTTTGTAAATTTAACAAAGAGGTTAATATGACTAATGCAGTTAAAAAGCTAAAGCTAGAAGAAAAAAAAGTTATTCTTGCTTATGCTCAATTAAAGCTAAAGTCTAACAGACTAGCTAAAGAGTTGGACACAATGAAACAAAATATTGTTGATGTGTTTGACAGAACAAACCAAAACTTAATTATTGTTCAAGATGAGAATGGTA